GCGGCATTACTTGGAGCAAGTGGTGCAGGCCTTACAGACTCAGCAACAGCATCTAAGATTACTACAGATAGTATCAATGATGATGCAGTAAATGCAGCTAAGATTGCGGCCAACGCAGTTGGAACCTCAGAGGTTGCAGACAATGTTCTAACCGCAACGGACCTTGCAGCTAACTCAGTTGGTTCATCTGAACTTGATGCAGATACCAGAGCAGGTAAAGTAATTACAACTGGAGTCAAACCCCACATTGTTCCTGACGTTCTTTATCCCTCTTATGTCGCATCTGGAACTTCAAATAAGTTACTAGATGGAACTACAGACCATTCAGGTGCATTTGGAACAGCTCAATCAGATGGACGAAAATACTACTATACCAATATCAAGGGCAGTAAACCTATCAAAGACCCTAGAATCGGTGGGCATTTTGGTAGTCAAAGGCATAAGTTTAAATCCTTACAGTTACTTGAGCAGGAAACTGCTACGCACGGAAGTAATGTCTATAGTGTAGACGGAAGAGAGTGGATAAGATCTACTGGTTCTTATGTTTCACAAAACAATAATCAAGGGAATGTATTTTATCTAGATGATGATGGTTTTATTGAAATAACAGGTTATTTTTCCGAAGCAAACTTAATAAGTTTAACTTGGGATAGTGGCAGAGACTATAAGTGGAGAATAGATGGTGGTAATGCTAACGAAAAAACAACATTCCATACAACAGTAAGTACCCCATTAACAGGAAGATATGTTGATGCAGGATCAGTCGCTAATATAGGTATAAATCAAACACTTGGAATACATACTTTGAAATTGGAAGTAGTTGATGGTGAAGATACTTATTTTTACGGCATCGAACTAATCGCTCAAGACACAACATCAACCGCAAATCGCTCAAAGATACAGATTCCTGTTCAGAACGTGGTTTCTTTTGGTAAGAAATTTCCTATAAGTGCAACTTCTGCTCATTATGATCCTTTTAATGGGTTTACTTCTGGTTCTTCCGTTACATCCTATATTGATACTACTTATTCATTAGGTGTAGAAAACTGGAAACATAGTTCAACATACTATCGACCTTACAATGGTGGGCGAGTTGTAAAGTGGGTGGATAACGATGGAACGATAAAAACTTCTGTTACTTTGATGCCCCCTAATGCAAAAAGTATTGCTGATTCGAATATTAATGCAAAAGCAAATGCTAGTATAGCAAACAATACTTATTTCCCTACATTTGAAGAACACACTACAGACGTAAACGAAGACGAATTGCATGAAGTAGCCAAGACTTTTTGGTGGAGAGAGTTTGGAAACGGAAATGCCAATAATGGTCAGGTAACAGGCACAAATGGAGGTAGCTACAAGGATTTTAGTATGCTTACTGGTACAACTGCAACCGCTGCGGCGTTTGTTTTAGATGATGGAATAACTTCGATATCTGGGTATGATGTTGAGCTCAATGGTAATGGGTTAGGAGATAATCTTGGACTTAAAACAAGTGGTTCGAGGATTTGGTACACTTTTATAGGTACTGGTATCACGATAAGTGATCATAATGATTCTCCAAGAACATTCGGTCAGAATTTACCTTATGGTACTCATGTAGTAAAACATCATCATGACGGCAGTAATGTAGATTGGTTTATTGATGGTGTGCAATTACTAGAAGGCGATAGTGGGGATACGGCAATAACTGCAAGACAAATTACTTTTTATCAACCTAAACGCCCACCAATCCCTGAAGATGCCGTAGTGCTAGCAGACTACATGCTTTATGCAGATTGGGTTCCTATTGGTGATGCCGAAACAGGTTATATTAGTAAAGGCGCAAGAAGAACACACGCAAGCCGGGATATTTTTGTAAATAGAGATTCAGGAAGTAATAGTCCTTCACTTTCTCAGCAAACATCAGATGATAATGGTAGTGCTAATTTTGGGTTTAGGATGTCGCCTGGAAGTGGTTCACCTTGTAGTATAGATTTACCAGTTTTTTCTACTAATTTTGCTGTTTATGCAGAAAACCCATCGGTTTCTGGACACGCTATGAGTTTTGGTGGAACAAGTTCTACCATTACTAAACTAGATAATAGTGCAAATGATGATTTAGATGCTTTTGTTGGTCCCACAACTTCTACTGATTTAGGTGTTAATAAATTAGAATATACAGCTATGGGAGATTATCATTTTTCAGGATTTGATTCTGCTGGAATAATTCACACTCCTCATCATTACCAAACCTTTGAAACCCCATTCCTTCATGAGTTAGTAGGTGGTGATAGAAATATGGAGCAGACTAATTTAATTTGTAGTCCAGATGGAAAGACTTGGGATGAGATTACGAGAGATACAAGTTATATTACACTACACACTGGAATGCACTGTGGCGGTACTCCAGCTGGTAGTGCTCCAGTTGTCAATGGCAATGAGCTTCTTTTCAAACATTTTGAAATCTATAGGGGTTCAACAACTGGTGTAGAAGGTTTGCAAAAGAATTTTGCTTTGGCTTGTGATAGAATTATTTGTTTGGAGGATGGATATTATATTTGCAGTTGGGGAGCTAGAGCACAGAGTGGTTTAGAATTTCAACTTTATTTGTTTAAAAATAGCACTTCTGCTTCTTTCTTTACATCCATTGATTCAAATAATCATGGTGGAGATAGAACTGGAACATTCAGAACAGTTTCGTTTAGATTAAAAAGAGGAGATTATCTTGTTATTAAAACTGGTAATGGGTTGACATCTGATACTTCTGGTCATTATACTTCTTTTCATATTAAAAAAGCATAAAAATGTTTATCGCAATAAAAGATACAAAAGTAATTGCCATTCATGAAGTTGAGTGGAAATGTAGAAGGCAGGCAAAAGATGTTTCTAGCTCGGAGTACTGGACTTGGTTAGAATCAATAACTACTGAAGACGAAAAAAGAAATAAAACCTACGACTTCTCTGGTGAAGACTATGAAATAGTAGAAACGGATGCGCCTTTGTCTTATGAATCTACAGATGAGGATGGAAACACCAGAACTATTTCATTTTATGAGTCTGGATATATGCGTAATGATGGAACTTGTTCTCTCAAATGGGATGGAACAAAAATAGTCAAAGACGATACAGCTAAGGCCGCCTATGATCTTGAAGAAGAATGGAAACTAATCAGAAGAGAGAGAACTAGACTCCTAGCAGAAACCGATTGGGTAGTCATCAAGGCAAGAGAGAACGGAGGACAAGTCCCAGCTGCATGGAAGACATACAGAGTTGCACTCAGAGATATACCCTCTGAACAGTCAGATAAAACTAAATATTCAGAGATAACGTGGCCAACACAACCATCATAATAGGAACCAATGGCAATTCGTAGAGTAACAGGAGCAGTATCACCATCAGAGTTGATTTTTGCAGATGCAAATGCATTGGGAGCAACCTATGATGGATCTGGTACAACCATTGAAAGGGGAGAGACATTTACACTTCCTGCTGGTGGAACTACGGCAGTAAGTAATGGTGCATTGAGACTAGAGGCTCTCAAAGGTGATTGTACGATTACAAACAATGGTAACAGTACACTCACAAATGCATCTGGTGTAGACGGAACTATACTCATGAGAAGTGGTGCTTCTGATTTTCCTGCATTTGTAAGGAATTCAAGTATGGGTTCTATGAGTATTCCTGCAAGAGAAGATTTTATTGGTAGTTTAATAAATGCTGGTACTTTTGATGGCACAATTAATAGTAATGCGACTTTTCCTGCTGGGACTGTTTTGCAAGTAGTTACCAATATATCTAATGTAGAATATGCTGATAATCTTGGGACTACACTATGGAAATATGATGAATTAGACACCTCAATTACCCTCAGACAAGCAAATAGTAAGATTTTAGTCCATTTTAATTTTGGATCAGTTGCGTTTGGTAATAGTAATTTAGGTTATGCAAAGGCTCGGTATAAATTAGGTTCTGGTTCATATACTGATATAACTCCGCTTGGATCTCATACTACAGAAGGAATTAAACATCACATGGCAGTCAATTTATATGATGCTAATTATCAGTCAGATGTTGCATCAATGACCCTACCGCTAGAATTTGACAGTATAGCTAAAGATACAGTAATAACTTGCTCAGTTTGGTTTTATGGAGAAAGTTCCACAGCAGACTTCTTTATAAATAGAAATGCCAGAAATAGCGCAGATGATTTTGCCACAGTATCTACTTGTACTCTAATGGAAATAGCAACATGATAGATAAATTTCACGCAGTTAAAGCTCTCTGCCCTGAAGCTAGATTTGGAGTACGGAATAATGAAGTTGTATGGAGAGATGAAAACATTAAGCAACCAACAGAAGAAGAAATAAACGACAAGATTGCTGAACTCCAAGCTGACTATGATGCTAAAAAGTACCAACGTGACCGAGCTGCCAGTTACCCAGACCTCGCAGAACAATTTGACCTTCTTTGGCACGCAATAGACGATGGTAAGTTCAACGTAAAAAGTAAAGACACTGATTTCTACAAGAAGTTGAAAGCAGTCAAGGATGCAAATCCTAAACCAGAATAAATATTAGAAAAATAGGAAAACTATGGCAAATTTAATTATCAAACCAGCCAGTGCATCTGATGATCTTAAATTGCAGGATGGTGCTGGTGCTGATATTGTAACAGTAGATACAAACAATGTTCTCTTTGGAAAGGGTATTCAGGAGACTAAAGGTACATCTACAAACAGTACAAATGCAATTACAATTGACCTTGCAACTGGAAACTTTTTTGAGATAGATTTAGAGAATAATAATGCAACTGTAACTTCATGGACATTTAGTAATATGGCAGGTAACAATAAAGTTTCATCTTGGATTATTAAGTTCACTCAAGGATCTACCGCTCGTGCATTGACATATCCAGCTGCCGTTAAATGGTCAGGAGGAACAGATCATGTAATGTCAACTACAAATAATGCCGTTGATATTGTATCAATGTTTACCTTCAATAATGGTACAGACATTTACGCAAACATTGTAGGAAAGGCCTTTGCATAATGTTAGCTAGTCACCAGCAAGATCAATTTAGTCCTTATATTTCAGGAGCTAATTCTACAGGAACATACACATACAACAATGTGTTATACAGATGGCATAAAATAACATCTTCAACAACTTTAGAAATTGCTCCAGGTCTAATGGATTTTCTTGTTATTGCCGGAGGCGGTGGAGGTGGAGCTGGCGGTGGTGAAGTAGGTGGAGGTTCCACTATTGGTGGATCGGGTGGTGGAGCTGGTGGTTTAGTTTGGCAAACTAATATATGGGTTACTGGAACTTCAGGGGGCTTAGAGTGTATTGTAGGAAGTGGAGGAAATAGGGGTTTTGCGGCCCCACAACTTGACTATGATTTAACTGGAGAAAAAGGAGGAGATTCTATTTTAAAGATTGGTTCTGGTTATTCAGGTACGACAATTAATGTTACTGCTAAAGGTGGTGGCGGTGGCGGTGGAGCTTATGGAGGAATAGCAAATACTGATTTCACCGCTTCTCATTTAGATGGAGGTTCAGGAGGTGGGGCCGCTGTTAATGTTAATGGCGGAAGTGGTACAGAACAAGGATCTCGTGGAATTGGTTCAGGATTACAACCTAGTCAATCTGGTTTAAGTGCTGGACTTGGAAATAATGCTTCTCCTGTTTATTATGGAGTATACAATGGTTCTGGAGGTGGTGGTTCTGGAGGTGCTGGTGGGGCTGTTACACATCAAGACAGTGGTGCGCCTGGAGCAGGAGGAACAGGCACTTCAACATTTATTAATAGTAATTCAGCTGAAACGACTGCATTTCTAAATGCAGCTTCTGCTGGAGTGGATGTTTCTAGTACTAGATATATTGCAGCTGGCGGTTCTGGGGGAGATGCAAGTCAAGGATCTAATCATGCTGTTGCTGGAGGTAATGGTGGTGGTGGAGCTGGTCAAAGTGCAGTTAGTGGAGCTGCGGCCGCAGGTGCAGGGGTAGCAAATACTGGAAGTGGTGGCGGTGGAGGTGCTGGTAATGGAAATGGAGCAAATGGTAGAGCTGGAGATGGTGGTTCAGGAATTATAATAATTAGATATAAAATATAATCAGAGAAATTCATGGCATTTTCAAAAGTAAAAGCAGGAGGACTTGCAGATAATTCAGTTGGTTCCTCGCAAATTTCGCCAGATACAGTAGTTGCATCTGATATTGCTGCCAATGCTGTCACAGCCTCAGAACTTGCCGACAATGCAGTAGACACGGATGCAATTGCAGCTAATGCAGTTGTTACTGCAAAGATTGCAGATTCTACTGGTGCATCTGATGGTATTACTACTGCAAAACTCGCAACGAATGCAGTCACTACAGCAAAGATAACAGATGCAAATATTACAACTGCAAAGGTAGCAAATAGTGCAATTACTTCATTAAAACTAGGGGATGTAATTGATACTGTACCTCACATCATTCCTGGCGTTTTGCAACCAGCTATTGCTGGAAAACTTCTGAATGGTGCTAATCATTCTGGTGCATACGGAACTCCACAAACCCAATCTGGTGGTGACGGCCACAGTTACTACTATACCGATATCAAAGGTTCAAAACCAATCAAAGACCCTAGAATCGGTGCATACTTTGGGTCACAGAGGCACAAAGCTAAATCAATTCAGTTATTAGAACAAGAAACTGCGCTCCACGGGCAAGATGTTTATTCAATTGATGGCAGAGAATGGATGAGAGTTACTGGTCCAGATATTAGATCATATTACAACGATAATACTACAGGCAATGTAGGAACTGCAACGCAAGGAACCGCAGGGACATTTATAGAAATAGTAGGATATTTTAGTGATGCTAATTATATCCAAGATACACACACAGCTGAAAGAAATATAATTACATCAGTTGATGGAGGAAGTACAAATACAAATTCTTCTTTTGTGACGAGTGTCGGTAGTCCTTTAAGTGGAAGATGCGTTGATGAAGCTAGCGTGGGACATCTAAACCTTCCTAGTACGCATTCTACATCTTTAGGGATACACACCTTAAAAATTAATTGGCCTGCGAGTAATTATCCTTATTTTTTTGGTATTGAACTAATCGCCCAAGATACTACTTCAACCGCAAGACGTAGTGAAATAAAAATTCCTAAACAAAATGTTGTTTCTTTTGGTAAGAAATTTGAGGTAGGTTCTGATGATTTGGATAATGCAGTACATCCACACTACGATCCGTTTACCACTATGTCCTATGGTGGTTCTGGAACTACTGCCTCGGCACTAGCAAATCTTATTGATACTGCAACTTCTCTAGGAATGGACAATTGGAAAGCTGGAGGGGATAATTTTCATAGACCTTGGAATGGGGGCAGAGTCATTAAGTGGGTCGATAGTTCTGGGACAATAAAAACTTCAGTAAATATGATGCCACCTAATGCACAAAACATAGGAACTACGGCATCAAATCCAGTATCAAATACAGAGGTTGTAGCAGGAACAAATGGAGAAACGATTAACTTTAATACAAGTGCAATAGACCACTCACAAGCAGAAGTAGCCAAGACTTGGAACTGTTATGAGTTTGGGAATGGGAATGCCAATGGAGGGCATGATGGTCCTTATAAAGATGCCACTATGTTAGATGCTTCAGGGTTCGATGACATAGCCTATGTGATGGATGATGGTTTATCTTCACTTGTAATTGACAATGCTAGACAATATGACCTTGGAGAAGGTATTTATTTAGAAGCTTCAAAATCTGGTTATATAACTTTCATAGGAACTGGTATCTCTATTTATTCAAGCAATTCAGGTGTCGAGGCTACTAAGCATATAGCACAAAATTTGCATTACGGAACTCATGTTTTAAAAATAACAACTGCAGCTTCTCATAATGTCACAACACTAACTTTAGATGGAGTGCAATTAAACTCAAGTGCTACTCACTTTGTGTATGCACATTTTGAAGACATAACTTTCCACCAACCCAAACGCCCACCAATCCCTGAAGATTGCGTAGTGCTAGCTGACTATATGCTGATGGCAGATTTTGTTCCTACAACTTCAGTAGATGGTTCAATATCTAAAGGGGTAAGATACTGTAATGCTAGCAGAGATGTGTTTTATGATTCTGCCGCGGCACTTACTTATAACGCTGGATATCCATCTTTGGGTTATCAAGGGGTTAGTTTTTATAACAATAATGCTAATAACGAAGCAAGGATAACAGCATTTGGTTCTGCTTATGAGAGTCATTATGTCAGAGGAACAAATCGTGTATCAAATACCCAAGCAAGATTAGATGGTTCAAACTATAGTTATGTTGAAGCTGATGTTTACGATACTGGTGGTGAATGGGATGATACAAATGATGACGGAACTCTTACTAAAGCTGGTTCAGAAGCATTTCATATGTATGGAATTAAAAACCAAACATTAGGAGTACATACTTTTGGAGATAAGAATTCTTCAGGTAGTGACTACAATGCTTGGAGTGCTTTTGCAGTTGCTACGCCAATTCATACTTCGTCCCACTACCAAGCCTTTGAAACCCCATTTCTTCATGAGTTAGTTGGGGGTGACAGAAATGTGGAACAAACCAATTTGATTTGTACTCCAGACGGCAAGACATGGGATGAGGTAACTAGGGATACGAGTTATATAGGGTCTGCTTGTGTAAGTGCTGGAGGTGGGCCAGATAATGATAGTTCTTCAGGTGCAATTGTACTAACTGAATATAGAGGGGCACTTAATCCTAGTTCAGCGGTTAAAGATTTATTTAATAAAAACTGGGCCATTGCGTATGATCGTTTTATATGTTTAAAAACTGGATATTATTTGATTCATTATACTATTAAACATACTAATAATTCTTCTGAAACATACATATACAGAAATTCTGGAACAATAGCAGCTCATCCTACTATAAATGGGGCAGTAAATATGGCAGGGGCGCATTATTTTTCTAGGGGAGATGTTTTGAGATTAGAAGGTGTGTGGGATGACAATGACTTTTACAATTATTTTCAAATAACAGAATTAAAATAATGTTTATAGCAGTAAAAAACTCAAAAGTAATAGCTATTCATGGAACAGAATGGCAGTGCAGAAGAAAGGCTAAAGGTCTATCAAAACCTGCTTATTGGACTTGGCTTGAATCGGTTACTACTGAAGGTGTACCAGATTATTCTGGTGAAGACTACGAGATTGTAGAAACAGATGCACCTTTGTCTTATTCATTCAATGATTCTGGTCACATACACCAAGACGGAACTTTCTCTCTCAAATGGGATGGAACAAAAATAGTCAAAGACGATACCGCTAAGGCTGAATGGGAACTGGCAGAAGAATGGAAAAGAATCAGAATACAAAGAAACAGACTCCTTGCAGAAACCGATTACCTAGCACTTAAAGACAATACTCTCTCTACAGCTATGAAGGAATACAGAGACAAATTAAGGTCAGTTCCACAGGATAATAGTGACCCCTATAACATAACTTGGCCTACTAAACCTTCCTAATATACTTCTCTAATCGTCAACCCTTATAAATATTTAAACATTTATGAGGGTTTAACATGGCGGTCATTTCAAATATATTCATTGATGCAGGAGCAGACTATAGTACAACTGTAACAGTTACAGATAGTACTGGTAGTGCTCTGGATCTTACAGGATACTCAGCTGCAGCACAAATTCGTAAGACTTACGAATCCACAACTGCTACAGTTTCATTCACAATTGCATTCAACTCAGATCGAACTACAGGTAAGTTCGATATGTCTTTGACCTCTACACAAACAGGTGCAATCCCTCATGGAAGATATGTTTATGATGCACTCATAACTTCTGGTTCTGGAACAAAGACCAGAGTGGTTGAGGGAATAGTAACAGTTAATCCAAGGGTAACTCAGTAATGCCTATAACTGCACAAATAACAGATAATAACGCAAGTTCTATAAAAGGAACTTCAACAACCCCTGCAAATGTAGCGGCATCTACTTCTGTAGGTGTACAACCATCTATTACACGAATGGCGGTTCCTGGCGTCAGAGGTGCAGATGGAGATATTACATGGCAGGGAACTTGGAGTTCTTCAACCACTTATACACAAAACAACGCAATACATTATAATGGTAGTTCGTATGTAGCACTTCAAGGTAATTCTAATGTTCGTCCAGACACAGATTCTACTGTATGGTCACTTATGGTTCAAAAAGGTGATACTGGAGATACAGGAGCAACTGGAGCTGTGGGACCAGCTGGTTCTACAGGAGCAACTGGAGCTACAGGTGCAACTGGAGCCACTGGACCTACAGGATTAACTGGTTCTCAAGGGCCTCAGGGACCACAAGGACCACAAGGAGATGCAGGAACAGCGGCAACAGTTCAAGTAGGGTCTGTTTCTGCAAGTGCAGCTGGTTCTAATCCTACAGTAACGAACTCTGGTTCTTCTACCGCAGCTGTTTTAAACTTCTCATTACCAAGAGGTGCAACTGGTCCTCAAGGAGCTCAAGGTGTTACTGGAGCGGCTGGAGCTCAAGGAGCAGACGGAGCTCAGGGTGCAACTGGTCCTCAAGGACCACAAGGAAATACAGGAAATGCAGCTACGATTGCAGTTGGAACAGTATCCACTGGACTTGCAGGGTCTAATGTAATAGTAACAAACTCTGGTTCAACATCTGCAGCTACTTTAGACTTCACAATACCTAGAGGAGATACAGGAGCCTCAGGGTCTTTTACTTGGAAAAGTACTTGGAGTTCTGCAACTGCATATGGTGCCAACGAAGTGGTTGCATACAATGGAACATCATATATTGCAGTAGTAAATAATCAAAATGTAAGACCAGACACAGACTCTACAAAATGGAATATTATGGCACAAGCGGGTGCAGAAGGTGGTTCTATTAGTTCTATGGAGGACACACAAATAAGTGGTACAGTCGCAGACATGGCAATTTTAGCATACGATAGTAATGGAACAAAGTGGAAAGATAATAACACGTTCTCAGGAACATTTGCCTCACCAATTTTGTCAGGTGGTACTTTTTAAGGAGAAATAATGGCAGCACAATTACAAATAAAACGAGCCGCAGATGCAACCGCAAATAGTGCTCCAGGCGGTAATCTAGCTGCAGGAGAACTTGCAGTATCTTATGGTAATGCTCCTGCACATAATAATTCTGGAGGTAGATTATTCGTAGGTAACTCTGCTGGTAATGGAAATATTGTCATAGGTGGAGAATACTTTACTGGACTATTAGACCATGCACCAGGCACGTTGACCAATGGTTCAGCAATTATCACAAACTCAAACGGACAAATTGATACAATAAAGGTTGGAAAAACAAGTACAGCTGGTATCATAGATTTTCTTGAAGGTGATGGTGGGTCTGCAAAAGTTAGAATTCAAGCTCCAAACTCATTGAGTGGAGATGTCACTCTCACTCTTCCAACTTCAGCTGGAACGAATGGTCAGTTCATGCAAGTAAATGGTTCAGGTCAACTATCATTTGCTACAGTTCAGTCTTCATTTACACTCTCAGATGGTTCTAATACTGACACTTTTAATACTGGTGAAACTCTTACCTTTACAGCTGGAGAGGGTACTGATATAACTGTAAGTAATAATACAGTAACTATTGCAGGAGAACTTGCAACTACAGGTAACGCTGGTGTGGCTTCATTTTCGTCTAATGACTTTGCAGTTTCGGGTGCTGGTGTAGTAACAATTCATGCAGTATCAAATGCACAACTCGCTGGGTCAATTGCAAATGCTAAACTTGCAACTGCTGGTCAACTTATATTGGGTTCTACAACTCTAGAGTTAGGAACAACTGATACTGTAATTGCAGGATTGACTCAAATTACAATTGACCAAATTGACATTAACGGAAATACAATCAGTACAACTGATACCGATGGAAATCTTATTCTTGACCCAAATGGTTCTGGAGCTGTTAATGTTAATAATTCAAAAATAATTAATGTATCTGACCCAACCAATGATTCAGATGCAGCTACAAAAGCATACGTTGATGCAAGTGTAAGTGGATTGGATGTCAAAGAATCTGTAAGAATTGGAACCACAAACCCATTGGATGCAGTAACCTATGTACAAGCTGCAGGAACATTAACAAGGTCTGGAAATGGTTCGATTAACTCTTCTGCTGGGTTAGGACAAAGTGTAACTCTTGTAGTAAATGATAGAGTTCTTGTTAAGGACCAAGCAGAAACAAGACAAAATGGTATCTATGTTGTTACTACAGTTGGTGATGGGTCAACTGCGTTTGTACTGACAAGAGCATCTGATGCAAATGTCGCATCAGAACTTACAGGAGGAACCTTTACTTTTGTTGAAGAGGGAACCAATGCAGATAATGGGTATGTATTTACACACAATGGTACACCTACATTAACCAATGCAACTCTAAGTAATAACACACAATTAACTGTATCACAATTTTCTGGTGCAGGACAAATAACGGCTGGAGAGGGTCTTACAAAATCTGGAAACACTATAAACGTAGTTGGTGGAACAACCATTGATGCAGATGCAAATTCAATTCATGTAAATTCATCTGGAACTGCAAACCAGATTCTTCTTTCATCGGGAACAGTAGGAAATGAAGCGACTTATGGTGCATTACCTTTAGCAAATACAAACTCAGTTACAGGAACACTTGCAATTGGGAATGGTGGAACAGGTGCAACCTCACTTACTGCTAACGGACTTCTGGTAGGAAACGGAACCAGTGCAATTGCAGCTTTGGCGGTTGGAACATCTGGACATTTTTTAAAATCAAATGGTTCAGGAAGTAACCCAAGTTTCACAAACGTAATTGACGCTGGAACATTTTAATGTCTATAACTATACAACATAAACGTAGTCAGACTACAGGCGACCAACCAACTGTATCTGACATAGCGGTAGGAGAAATTGCATTAAATCTTGCAGATCTCCGTATGTTTACTAGAGATCATAATGATGTTATCAAAAGAATAGGTGGAGAGGATGTTACCGCCACTTTAGACTTTACTAAAGCAGATAATACATTACAGGGTATATCGGTCACAGGGTTCAAGATGAACTTCAAGAAGGCCGATGGTACTCTTACAGTTTTTAATATTTTTCAACAGATGATGTTGTTTTCACTATTCCAAGGACACTTTGTATCTAAAGCAGTTTTCAATACTCATCAACATACAGAGACACAGGCAGTGACCTTTGATAATGATACTACTCCATCTGGAACAACCTCAGTACCGATTTAGATATGGCTGATAAGATACCCTTAAAAGGACTATTTGATGGAGGTGGGAACGTAACAGGTCTTGCTGAATTTAGGTCGGCTGATGGAGATACCCTTGGAGTAGTTCATGGTGGAACTGGACTCGCAACTGTAGGTGCAAACAGAATTCTTACAGGTAATGGTACATCTGACTTAACTGACGAGGCAAATCTTACTTTTGATGGAACGACACTTGCAGTAACAGGAAACACAACAATATCTGGTAATCTGACAGTTCAAGGAAACTTTACAGAGACAGTCAAGATTGCAACTGAAGACCCAATTATTGCACTAAACACAGCTGTTACAGGTGCAAATGCTAACGATGCTGGATTTGTTATTGAAAGGGGTTCAGACTCAAATGTTGCTCTAATATGGGATGAAAGTGATTCAGGAACTTCTGGTGGTATTTTTAATTTTATAACTACTACAGATACAGGAATTGTATCTGGTAACATAAATGTCTCAGGACAAGCTGATATCAAGGCCGGAAATATTACTGGAACAGGAAACCTTGCAATCTCAGGAACACTTACAGGAGTGACAAGTTTAACAATGAATGGTGCATTAAGTGGAGTTACAAATTTAGGATTGTCTGGCAATTTACAGTTTGATTCAGGACAGACAGTAAATGAAATTTCAGACGATGGTACGTTTACAGATGGTTCTGCAAATGCATTGGTTACTGAAAACGCAATCAAAACTCATGTCAGTGCTCAGGCATCTGCATTCGCAATAGCATTAGGATAATATATGGCTACACCAAATACAAAAGACACACTTAAAGAATATTGTCTGAGAGCTCTTGGAAAACCAGTAATTGAAATAAATGTTGACCCAGACCAATTAGATGATAGAATCGACCAGGCACTTCAATATTATGCAGAGTTTCATATGGATGGTGTTCAGAGAATGTATCTGAAACATCAAATAACCGCAGCTGAAAAAGCAAATGCTCAAACAAACAGTAGTACAACAGCTACAGATGCAGTTGACAGTTCTGTATCGGCAAACTGGTTAGAACAAAAAGTCTGGTTACCTTTACCTACTTCAGTTATCTCTGTACTACAAGTATTTCCATTAGAAACAGGGAGTTCAAGAGGTGGTGAAATGTTTGATATAGAATATCAAATGAGACTTAACGATTTGTTTGATTTCAGTAGCACAAACTTGATTCACTATCAGATGATACAAGAACATCTTGACCTCATGCATCATATATTAACAGGAGAGATTCCTGTAAGATTTAACGAACACGCAAACAGATTATATATTGATATGGAATGGCCTAAAGACGTATCAGATGACCATTACATCATTATAGAGTGCTATAGAAAACTTGACCCAACTGTATATACAGATATATACAACGACTCTTATTTAAAGAAATATGCAACTGCATTAGTAAAAAAACAGTGGGGAGCAAATTTGATTAAATTTAATGGTGTTCAAATGCTGGGAGGAGTGCAATTGAATGGTGAGATTATTTACCAACAGGCAGATGAAGAAGTGAAACTTTTAGAAGAACAAATGTTAAACGGATATGGTCTTCCCGCTGATATGATGATGGGATGATATGCCTACAAATGTTTATTTCGATACTGGCACAACTTCTGAACAGAGGTTATATGAAAGTCTTATCATTGAGCAACTCAGAGCTTTTGGTCATGACGTTTATTATCTTCCTAGAAAACTGGTAAACGAAGATACTCTTTTTGGTGAGGATAGGTTATCAACCTTCAACGATGCATATATCATAGAGATGTATCTTGATAATGTTGAGGGATTTGAAGGTCAAAAAGAAATGATGACACGTTTTGGTCTGGATATGCAGGACGAAGCAACATGGGTTGTATCTAAAAGGAGGTTTGAACAACTTATTAGTTTGGACCAAAACTTAATTGTAAACTCTCGACCTAATGAGGGAGATCTCATCTATTTTCCTCTAGCGAAGAAACTATTTGAGATTTCCTTTGTAGACCATGATGACCCATTCTATCAGTTGTCTAACCTACCAGTATTCAAAATGCGATGTCGTACATTTGAATACAGTAGTGAGGCATTGGATACTGGTGTTACTGCAATTGATAATATAGAAACAAGTGAAACACTTGATGCATTGCAGTATCAATTTGAACTTGAATCTGAAACAGAAGCAGGAACTAATTATTTGATAACAGAGGATGGTGACTTTATAGTACAAGAAGAATATAATGTAGATACTATAGACACATCCGCTGATAATACATTCTTTGAAACGCAAGGTGATTCGATACTTGATTTTTCAGAGGTAAACCCTTTTGGTGAGGTAACATAATGCTTGGTACAACTTTCTATCATGAGACAATCCGAAAATGCGTAATCGGGTTTGGTACACTTTTTAATGATATTCACATAACACGTAAAGACAGTTCTGGAAATACAGTACAGTCAATGAAGGTTCCGTTAGCTTACGGACCAAAACAGAAATTCTTAACAAGACTGAGAGAAGACCCAAATATCACTAAATCAGTCGCAATCACACTTCCAAGAATTGGATTTGAGATTGGAACTATCGCATATGATAGTACAAGAAAGCTAAATAAGATTCAGAAGGTAAAAAAATCTGGGTCAACTGGGAGCAAAGTAAACACACAATATATGCCTGTTCCCTATAATATTGATTTTGAACTTTATGCAATGGCTAAGAATAGTGATGATGCATTGCAAATTGTTGAACAGATACTTCCGTATTTTCAACCAGAATATACGATTACTATCAATGATATTGTTCAAATGAATAATAAGAGAGATGTACCTATTGTTCTTACAGGCATCTCATACGAAGATAATTATGAAGGTGAATTTACAGAGCGTAGAGCAATTATATACACAATGTCTTTCACTGCAAAGGCATATCTCTACGGACCAGTTATTTCTGGACAAGTTATCACTAAGGTACAAGTTGACCAATTTAGTGACTCTGCATCAGCTGCACCTAAGAGAGAACAGAGATACACAGTTACTCCTGAACCTGCAACTGCCGATTTTGACGATGATTTTGGATTTAATGAAACAACTTCATTCTTTCAGGATGCAAAAACATACAACCCAACTACGGGTCAAGACGAATAGGTAAACTATGGCATTTCAAACATTAGGATTAGGTTCATCTGCAAATGACGGAACAGGGGATACTCTAAGAGCTGCAGGAACCAAGATAAACGCAAATACTGGAGAAATCTATGCTAGATTCGGAAGTGGGTCTGGAAATGGTGCAACTCTAGAGTCTGCGACAGCGGCAAATATTTTAGTTGGTAATGGTACTAAATTTGCTAGTGTAGCTACCAGTGGTGATTTTACAATTTCTACCTCTGGTGCAATGTCCGTCAGGGAAAATCACATTACCATACCAGATGATACTTTATCGAATGTAGGTACTACTACGAACAAACTGTATAATGTGGGAGGTGCTTTATTTTTTAATGGATCATCCGTAGGAACTGGTAGTGTTACAGGAATGACTTCATTCAAAGTTGCAGGAGATACTGGTGGAAATAAAACAGTAACTAATAGTGAAATAGTCACAATTGCTGGAGGCACTGGAATAGCTTCAGTTTCGTCTGATGACCAAACTGTTACTCTGAATATTGATGCCACAGTCGCAACTCTGACAGGAACTCAGACACTTACAAATAAAACTCTGACAACTCCTATTATAGCATCATTAAAACAGTCAGGTAGTAATACTTTAACAATGCCTGCTGTAACTGATACTTTGGTAGGTAAAACAACCACAGACACACTTACAAATAAAACTCTGACAAGTCCAGTTCTTGGAGGTACGACTACAACAGCTTCTGGTAATTTAATTGTTGACCCTGCAACTCAAATATTGGAGGTAAAAGGAGATGGTTCATCAACTGAGGGTGGAATACAGTTAAATTGTCGTGTCAATACTCATGGACAAAAAATACTTGCACAACCTCATAGTGAGGGAGTTACCAATACGATGTTACTTCCAAAAGGTGCCGACTCAACTCTGGTTTCAGAGGTATCAACATCTACATTGACAAACAAAACAATTGATGCAAATGGAACAGGTAACTCTATTACAAACCTAGAGGTTGCTGACTTTGCAGCTGCATCAATTGTAACTCAGAGTGAAGGTATTGGTTCAAATAATAATGACACAACTATTCCAACATCAGCTGCAGTAAAAGCATATGCAGATTCAGTCGGTGGTGGAGGTGGTGGTGGTAGTACAGTTGTTGTTCAAGATGAAGGTTCAGCCTTATCAACAAATGCCACTACGTTAAACTTTGTAGGTGCTGGTGTGACAGCTAGTGGTACTGGTGCAGTCAAGACAATAACAGTGGGTGCTGGAGTATCTACTCTTGCAGGACTTTCTGATACCACAATTGCTTCAAGTGCAGCTGGACAGACACTCCTGTATGATGCATCTGATAGTTACGACAATAAACAGATAAAAGTTTTTGAAAACAATTCTGCATATACTACTGCATTTCCAATGTTTTTTGGTGCTCAAATGTTTACCATATCAGTGGCAGGAACAGGAAATGGATACACATTTGAGAATTACAACTCTGATGGAACAGATATGAATAGTGGTGCAGGAGCCACAGGTAGTACTTTAACTATTTTTGAAGATCAAGTTGTAGTATTTCATCTGAAATGGGGGTCTAGTCATCCTTTTGCTATACGTACAGGTGCAAGTGGTGGTAGTGAAGGGACTAATTTAGTTACTGGTAATGGTGGAGATAATCTCATTCATATTGCAACTAATGGTACAGTGACTACTGGAACTAGTGCAAATGCTAAAACTTCTGGTTATTTGATTTGGAAAGTGCCTCATTTTGGTTCAAACCAAGCATCTACATATTACTATCAGTGTACTGCACATCCAGGCAGTATGTATGGATTGATAAAAATAAGAACTATAACATATTAATGGAATGGAAAAACTTGATGAATTACTGGGTATTGCTGGTGCAGTCGCCTCCACACCATCACCAACTGTACCGGCGATACCCAGACCACAAACCACAGATGAAGACGATGATGACTTCAAGTACAGTCGAGAAAATCTTTATCACATAATCGAGAGAGGTCAAGATGCTCTCGATGGAATCCTCAAAGTAGCTCAAGAAACAGACCATCCTAGAGCTTACGAAGTTGCAGGACAACTACTGAAGACCAATGCTGATAATGCAGAGAAGTTGGTCAATCTACAAACCACAAAGAAAAAAGTCAGGGAAGTTTCTGGTCCAAAGAACGTGACTAATGCATTATTTGTAGGTTCAACGGCAGAACTTCAAAAACTCATAAAGGATAAAAATGTGTAATAACGAAGAATGTAAATGTCAAGACTGTAGTTGTGATCCATGTGAATGTACACCAGATAACCCTTGTGGATGTGATGAAAACATTTAGACAGTTTGTCGAAGCACCAAGAATCCCTAGAAAAAAGGGACAACCAGTTGGTAGTGACAAACACTCTGACCTTTATACAGATGAAAATCCAAAGGGAACAATTCATGGATTAAAATTTGCAACTGTAAAGGATGCAGAAGCTAGCGTGCGTAAAATAGAGAATAGTGGAAAGAAACACGCACACAAAATACAAGCTGCAATAGCAATGGAACAACGTGCTAAGGTTGCAGGAAAAAAAGGTGCCGCGGCTGTATATCGTAGTTACATCGAAAAGATGAAAAAGATTACGAAACAAAAAAAGATGAATGAGGATGTATCTCGTTCAGATTTAGACCAAATAGAAAAATATGCTGATAGGTTGTTTGCAGCTGTTGGTATTGATGTAGAATTTACTCGACACTTTTTAGACAGAGTAAACGATGAAAGAAATAAGAAACCAATCAATACAGCTGAACTCATAAGATTGTTTAGACTTACCTATAAGAAACATGGAAAGAAAATTCCAAAGATGGGACCAGATGCTCAGGCAGTTATACGAGATATGGAAACAGATATTAATATGCCGTTTGTTCTCAACATAGATAAGTCAGGTATGATTGACATGGTTGCTAAGACAGTGATGAGAAAGAAAGATTTTAAAACCTCAAATACAAAATTGAATGTCTGATAATGTATATCTTGGGAATCCCAATCTCAAGAGAGCGAATGTCCAAATCGAGTTTACGCCAAAACAAATTAAAGAGTATGCTCGATGTATGGAAGACCCGGCACACTTCATCGAAAACTATATCAAGATAGTAAGTATTGATGAAGGACTTGTACCATTTCAACTCTATCCTTTTCAAAGAGACATGGTACAAACCTTTCATACCAATCGTTTCTCCATCTGCAAACTTCCAAGACAGTCTGGTAAATCTACAACGATTATAGCTTATCTATTGCACTATTGTTTGTTCAATTCTTCAGTCAATGTAGCAATTCTTGCAAACAAGGCCGCAGTTGCAAGGGATCTCTTAGGAAGGTTACAACTCGCATATGAGCATCTACCAAAGTGGTTGCAACAAGGGGTTATGTCTTGGAACAAGGGTTCCCTTGAACTTGAAAATGGCTCCAAGATTCTTGCAAGTGCAACATCCTCAAGTGCAGTCAGGGGTGGTTCTTATAACATCATCTTTCTTGATGAGTTTGCATATGTTCCAAACAATATCGCAGAACAGTTCTTCAGTTCAGTCTATCCTACAATTTCTTCAGGTAAAACATCCAAGGTGATGATGGTAAGTACTCCACACGGAATGAATATGTTTTACAAAATGTGGAATGATGCAGAGAATGGTAGAAACTCCTATGTTCCTATTGAAGTTCATTGGAGTGAGGTGCCAGGCCGAGATGAAAAATGGAAACAAGAAACCATCAAAAATACCAGTGAACAACAGTTCAACGTGGAGTTTGAATGTGAGTTCTTGGGGTCTGTAAACACCCTCATACATCCTTCAAAACTAAAGGCATTGTCCCATAATGAGCCAATTCAAGAAAATGCAGGACTAAAAGTATACGAAAAACCTAGAGAAGATTCTGGTTATGTTCTTGTTGTTGATGTTTCTAGAGGATTGACTAGTGATTATTCTGCATTTATGGTGATGGATGTCTCAGAAGTTCCATATAGACAAGTTGCAGTTTTTAGAGATAATGAAATTAAACCTATGAACTTTCCTCAAATTATTCATAAAGTTGCAAATGCATATAATCTTGCATATGTTTTAGTTGAGGTCAATGATATTGGAGCTCAGGTCGCAGATGCATTACAATTTGATTTGGAGTATGATAATCTAATCATGACTACACAACATGGTAGAAGTGGACAGGTTGCAGGAGGTGGGTTTTCAGGTAAAAAAGCTCAATTAGGTGTAAGAACAACCAAAGCTCTCAAGAAGGTCGGGTGTTCAAACTTTAAGACCATGTTGGAAGCTGATAAAATATTCATACAAGATTTTGATACTATCGTAGAACTATCATCTTTCATATCCAAGGGTCAATCATGGGAAGCTGAAGAGGGAACTACAGATGACCTTGCAATGTGTCTAGTATTGTTTGGATGGTTATCTGACCAGACTTATTTTAAAGAATTAACAAACATGGATATTCGTCAACAACTCTGGAAAGAAAAAGAGGATTTGGTTGAACAGGATATGGCTCCATTTGGATTTGTTTTGGATGGTGTAACAGATGAGTATGGAGTTCGTATTGGAGAAACAGTGGACGAATATGGTTCTACATGGTCACCCGTGGTACAGTCACATAAAGAGTGGTTAGAGGATTGGTGATAATTCTATATCATTCTTCAATTTAGCATCACAATTCATACATACAACTTTATTCTTCCGTATCCTTTCCAGAATCGGCTCTCTGAGTTTTTCTCTGAGTCCTTTTGATCTTGAAACGATTCTGATTTCTTTGTTGTCAGGGAAGAAGACCAAGGTACACGTTTCTGATTCCCCACAGTGTAAACACGACTTGTCGGCCAAGTATTCGTTAATCCATATATCACGTTTTCTCCTTGCTTTCTTTACACCCTCTTTAATGGTGATTTTATATTTTTCATAGTGGTTCATTATAACCTATTTATGTTATAAAAGACGTTCTGAAAAACCCCAAATGTCTAAATATATGCATAAACACTTCTAATTTAAGGAGATGGAATGGCGTTTCAAGTTTCGCCTGGTGTACAGGTAACAGAAAAAGATTTAACAAACGTAGTTCCTGCTGTTGCAACTTCAATTGCCGGTATCGTCATGCCCGCACAAAAGGGTCCAGTTGACGAAATTACTGCAATTGCTTCCGAAGAAGAGTTAGTTCAAGTTTTTGGTCAACCTCAAAGTGCTGATAATGCATATGAGGATTGGTTTTGTGCAGCTAACTTTTTAGGATATGGTAACGCTTTGAGAGTAGTAAGACCTTCAAGTGCTATCGTAAATGCTTGCGTGAGTGGAACTGCTGTTTTAATAAGGTCAACTGACCACTATACAAATACTTACAGAGATGGTACTGCAACCAATGTAGGAGAATTTGCTGCAAGAACAGCTGGAACATGGGGAAATAGTCTTAAAGTTTCTGTATGTTACAGTGCAGATAACTATGAAAAAACAAATGTAACAACATTGGATGCAGCTGAGGCCGCTGGACAGACAATAATATCTGTAGCTGCAACAACTGGTTTTGTTGTAGGAGATATAGTCAATTTCGGTGAAGCTGACGGAGCAGAATATAAAGTTACTGCAATTGCTTCTGGAGACACAATTACTATTGAAAGATTTGGAACCACTAACACAGCTGGAGGACTTAGAACTCCTATTAGTAATTCTACACCAGTACGTAGAAGGTGGGAATTTTATGACCTGTTTGATGGGGCTCCCGGCACGTCCGATTATGTAGCTGACAGAACTGGACTTACAACTACGAATGATGAACTGCATATTGTAGTTATTGATACAGATGGAAGCATTACAGGAGTAGTTGGACAGGTAATAGAAAAGTTTGAAAGAGTATCAAAACTTTCAGATGCAAGAAAGGCAGATGGAAGTACAAATTATTATCCAGATGTCCTCTACAATGAGTCATCTATGATTTATTGGATGGACCACCCAGCTGCACAGGCAACTGGTTATGGAAACACAATTGCAGCTCATATTGCTGGTGGAAATGGTAATCTTTCATCAACAAACACAGAGGTTATCAAGACTCTTGATTTACAAAATGGAACAGATGATTATGCATTGACTGAAGGAGAAATGAAAGATGGAATTGACCGATTCAAAGATACTGAAACAGTAGATTTGAATCTTTTCATTTGTGGAAAATGTACTGCAACCAAAGCTGGAAATGCATTGGATATGTGTACGGACAGAAAAGATGCAGTCGCATTTATTTCTCCAGAAGCTTCTGATGTTGTCAATGTTGCAAGTGAGATTACTCAAACATCAAATGTTAAAGCGTTTTTTGATGCATTGACCTCAACATCATACGGATTCTTTGATAGTGGATACAAATATACCTATGACAAGTATAATGATACTTTTAGGTATGTACCACTTAACGGAGACATGGCCGGACTTTGTGCAAGAACAGATGTAGTCGCAGACTCATGGTTCTCGCCAGGTGGATTCAATAGGGGTCAGGTACGTGGAGTCGTAAGACTTGCATACAACCCTCAAAAAGCAAACAGAGATATTCTTTATAGGTCAAGAATTAATCCAGTTTGTTCTTTTCCTGGGCAGGGAACAGTTCTCTTTGGAGATAAAACTGCACAAGCAAAACCAAGTGCATTTGATAGAATCAATGTACGAAGATTGTTTATCACTCTTGAGAAAGCAATCTCAACCGCTGCCAAATTTCAGTTGTTTGAATTCAACGATGAGTTTACACGAGCTGGATTCCGAAATCAAGTTGAACCTTTCTTGCGTGATGTTCAAGGAAGAAGGGGTATCACAGATTTCTTGGTAGTTTGTGACGAAACCAACAACCCAGGCTCGGTTGTTGATCGTAACGAGTTTGTTGCTGATATATTTGTCAAACCTGCTCGGTCTATTAACTTTATTTCTCTGAACTTTATCGCCACGAAAACTGGTGTAGCGTTCAGTGAAGTAGTTGGAGCGTAAGGAGGACTAGATGGCAACAATTAATGATTTTAAAGCAGTTCTCGCAGGAGGTGGTGCTCGTGCGAATCAGTTTCAAGTTACAATGCCTTTTCCAGGCTTTGCAGCTGCAGGAGGAGAGACAAGAGTTATGTCTTTTCTTTGCAGGACTACAAACTTGCCAGGAATGACATTAGGTGAGGTTCCTGTTCCTTTCAGAGGGCGTCAGTTGTATATTGCTGGTGACCGAACTTTTGAAACATGGACTACAACCATCATGAATGACACTGATTTTCTAATTCGTAATGCGATGGAGAGATGGATGAATGCCATCAATGCATTGTCCGATAATAGTGGACTTGAAAACCCTTCAGACTATCAAGTTGATGCTTTTGTTGACCAACTGGATAGAGCTGGAGAAGCTATCAAGTCGTATACTTTTAGAGGTTTGTTTCCACAAACAATCGCTCCAATTGAATTAGCGTATGACACTAATGATGCTGTTGAGGAATTTGAAGTAACATATCGTTACCAATTTTTTGAAACCAATACAACCAGTTAATAATCCGTATAAATATTTACTACGTGAATAAATACGGAGTGTTATGGCACAGTTATTTGGTTTTGAGATAAAGCGAACGTCAAATCAAAGGGAAGAACAACCTAGTTTTGTTCTTCCCGATGCTGATGACGGAGCAAATATACACGCTGGTTTTTACAGTCAGTATCTAGATCTAAATGCATCTGCAAAAAATGAGTACGATTTAGTAAGAAGGTATCGTGCTGTATCTGAACATCCAGAGTGTGACTTTGCAATAGAAGATATCATCAACGAGTCTATCAATGTAGAAGCTGGAAAAGAAACAGTAAGCATTGTAACAGACAAAGTTCCGTTTTCCCCCAAAATAAAAACAAGAATCCGTCAAGAATTTGAACAGATTCTCCGCCTGTTAGACTTCAATAATAAAGCACACGATATTTTCAGAAGGTGGTATATTGATGGAAGAGTATATTATCATAAGATTATAAATGAATCAAATCCAAAAGATGGAATACAAGAATTAAGACATATTGACAGTCTCAAAATAAAAAGAGTAAAAAAGATAGAAAAAGGAGCATCCAAAAAAGGTACACCAGATATAAAAGTAGTATCAGATCATTACGTATTCAATGAAAAAGGAATGGACCAAGTTTCTTCAGGCGGAGCATTTCAGATTACATCTGATTCAATTGCATTTTGTCCATCTGGTCTTTATGACCCTACTAAAAATATTGTTCTATCATATCTTCACAAAGCAATCAAACCAGTAAACCAACTCAGAATGATTGAGGATGCAGTAGTCATCTATCGTATCTCAAGAGCTCCTGAAAGAAGAATTTTCTACATTGATGTTGGTAACCTTCCAAAAATCAAAGCAGAACAGTATCTCAAAGATGTCATGAATCGATATCGAAACAAGTTAGTGTACAACGCAGCTACAGGTGAGATACGAGATGACAGAAATCAAATGAGTATGTTGGAAGATTTCTGGTTACCTAGAAGGGAAGGTGGAAGAGGAACAGAAATTACAACTTTGCCTGGTGGACAAAACCTTGGTGAAGTCGAAGACATTGTTTATTTTCAGAGAAAACTTTATCGTTCACTCAATATTCCTGTAAGTAGATTAGAACAGGAATCTACCTTTAATCTGGGTAGAGGAGCTGAGATTACCAGAGATGAAGTTAAGTTTACCAAGTTTATTCAAAAACTTAGGAAGAAGTTCAATGTTCTCTTCAATGACCTGTTAAAGACACAATTAATCTTGAAAGGGGTCATTTCTGAGGAAGATTGGAGTAGTATAAGAACAAATATTCACTATTCCTATCTTAAAGATGGTCATTATGCAGAAATGCGAGACATGGATGTATTGCGTGACCGATTAGATATACTAAATACTATGGAACCCTATATTGGTGAATGGTTCTCAAAAGAGTATGTTCAGAAACACGTTTTCCGCATGACAGATGAGGAAATCAAGAGAATGGACAAACAAATTAACAAGGAACCACCACCACCAGACGATGATGATGACAATGATAGGGATAACTCTCCAGATAGGAGGGATGACTTTCCAGATAGGGAAGAAGAAGAAAACCAACTCGACAGTCAGAGGTAAATTATGAGTAACATACCCGATATGATTAATGCATTACTTGATGATAACAAAATTGAGGCTGAAAGTGCATTCAAAAACACTATCTCTCAAAAAGTGGGAGATGCTTTAGATTTAAAACGTATTCAAGTTGCAAATAAATTTGTAACACAACACGTTACACAAACGGATACTGAGAGTGAAGACGTTTAATGAGTATCATGGTGTTCGTGAAAAAGATGAACACAAGAAATCAGCTGAATATAAAAAACTTTCATCACAGATGAAGAAAGCTGTAGATGATGTCTTCTCTACGTTAGAATCAAAACCTGGCGATTTTTTGAGCACATTTGATAAAACTGTCTCAAAGATTGCTAAGAAATATAAAGTGAAAGATAAAGATATCATGAGTTATTTCGACAAAGAAATGCTTACAATTTAAGGTAAACCATGGCCAATCAAATTATTAACAAAATAGGAACCTCTGTAATTCATGTAGATAGTACAGATGGTGAGATAACTCTTGCAGAATTAAAAAATGCAAATGAAGCAACAGTTGTAAACGCAGACATTGTAGAAATATTTTACAATCTTAAAGCTGGTGCATCAATAGCAATCGATAGAGGTGGAACAGATTCAATAAAAATAGCAGGAAATGCATCTGGAGCTCATTTGGTTGGTCACATCAATTATAGACCATCTGGACTTGTACTCAGAGGAACGTCCACCGCCGATATTGGTGTCACTGTTTCTGGTTTTACTGATAGTTTAGTTACACTTATAGTCAAAAAGTCATATTAAGGGGAATTATGAAATTAATTACGGAAACTTATGATGATTATGAAATTCTTATAGAAGGTAAAGGGAAAGACATGAAAATACAAGGTGTTTTCATGCAAGCAGAAACCAAAAATCGTAATGGTAGAGTATATCCCCTTGGCGTTCTTCAGAAAGAAGTGACAAGATATAATAAAGAATTAGTCTCCAAAAATCGTGCTTTTGGAGAACTAGGTCATCCAGACGGACCTACTGTCAATCTGGATAGGGTTTCTCATATGATTGAGGAACTTGTACCCGAAGGTAATAATATCATCGGGAAAGCGAAGATTCTTGACACACCAAATGGTAAGATTGTCAAAGAACTTCTAAATTCTGGTGCAAAACTTGGAGTCTCTAGTAGAGGAATGGGCACACTTGAAAAAAAGGGAAATGCAAATTACGTAAAAGATGACTTTTACCTTGCAACTGCAGCTGATATTGTTGCAGACCCTTCAGCACCGCAAGCGTTTGTGGAAGGAATTATGGAAGGTAAGGAATGGATTTGGGACAATGGTATTCTGAAAGAATCCGAAGTCGCAAAGATTCATAAACTTGCTTCCGCAAATAAACAGGCAGAAGCCTTTGAAGCTTTCCTTTCAAAACTCTAATTTTATAAATATAATTAATCAATACTCTAAGGAGACTTAAAATGTCTGAAAATCTCAATAAAGAAATGGAAGAAGTGGTTGAGGATACACTAGAGGAAGAAACTCCCGCTCATAAATCCGTTAAGGGTAAGGGTGGAGTAGTTGCTCCAGTAACCACACCCGAAAGCCAACAAAAAGACAAATCCGGCGTCAAACAAGCAAAACAACCTGCCGCTGGAGTTGCGTACAAGGAAGAAGTTGAAGTTGAGGAGGAAACCGAAACTGAAGCAGAAGAACTTGAAGAATCCCTTCCAAGGTTGAAATCAGAAATGATGGATGGAATGGTAAAACATATGAAGAAAATGAAAAAAGAGGATCTTGCAAAACTCTATTCAACAACTCTTATGAAAGAGGAAGATGAAGAAGAGGATGAAGATGATGATGAAGAAGAAATGGAAGCTTATCATAGTAAGAAAATGAAGAAAGAGTCCATTGACCAAACAATAGAATCTCTTGATGTTTCTGATGATGTAAACGCATTGGTTGAAGGGGAAGAAATTTCCGAAGAATTCAAGTCAAAAGCTGCTACAATTTTTGAGAGTGCAGTAAAGACTAAAGTTCGTGCAGAACTTGAAAAAATGCAGGAAGAAAACGACAAAATTATCACTGATATGGCCGAACAGACAATGACTGATTTGGTTGAAAAAGTAGATGACTACTTGAATTATGTCGTTGAACAGTGGATGTCTGAAAACGAACTTGCTATTGAGCGAGGACTCAAAGGTGAGATTGCAGAAGACTTCATTAGTGGACTGAAAAATCTTTTTGAAGACCACTATATTGATGTTCCAGATGAGAAGTATGACATTCTGGAAGCTAACTTGACGAAAATCGAAGAGTTAGAGGAAAAACTTAACAAACAGATTGAAGAGAATGTTCAGTTGAGAAAAGCGAAAGGTGAACTTGTAAAAGAATCACTAGTTGCTGACGTTGCTAATGGGATGACTGATACTGAAACTGAAAAGTTCCAAAGTCTGGTTGAAGATGTAGAATTTTCTGATGAGGAATCCTATACGGAAAAACTCAAGACAATCAGAGAAAGTTATTTTGGTTCCAAAGAGGTTCTTACCGAAGAGGGAACTGAAGAAACTACTACAGAAGAAACAGTTGAAGTGACCGATTCAATGGACAAGTATTTAAAAGCCATTGGTCGTGACGTTCAACGTGCTAAACAATAATCACTTTAAATAGGAGTACTATATGTACAATGCAGAACAACTCCAAGAAAAGTGGCAACCAGTTTTGAATCATCCCGATCTCCCAGAGATCACAGATTCTTATAAACGAGCTGTTACCTCAGTTATCTTGGAAAACCAAGAGCGTGAACTCAAAGAGACACGTTCAATGTTGGCGGAAGCTGACATGGCCGCAAGTGCAGCTGCTACGTTTGACCCAGTATTGATTTCACTGGTTCGCCGTGCAATGCCTAACTTGATGGCTTATGATGTTTGTGGTGTTCAACCAATGAGTGGACCTACAGGACTCATCTTTGCCATGAAGGCACGTTATGGTGGTGGAGACACAGGATTCACCGAAGCTCTCTTTGATGGTGCTGAAACTTCTGCCAGTGGTAAGGGAGGTACAGGAGCTGATGGTAAACAAGTCGGTTCAAACCCAGGCGTTCTTAACGATTCTGGTGCAACTGCTCCTCAATCAGTTGATGGAGGTTCACCAGACGGAAGTTACAACGTCAGAGCTGGTATGTCTTTATCAGACGCTGAAGGTCTTAGTGGTGGTTCAACTGGTTCAGATGACCCAAGCCCCCCAACTGGTGATTTCCCAGGCACAAACTCTAGTGCTAAAGCTGGGGAATTTCAGGACATGGGTTTCACCATTGAGAAAACTCAAGTTACTGCAAGGACACGTGCCTTGCGTGCTGGGTACACAATGGAACTTGCACAAGACCTGAAAGCTATTCATGGTCTGGATGCAGAATCCGAATTGTCTAACATTCTCTCAACTGAAATCCTTGCTGAAATCAATCGTGAGGTTGTTCGTTCAATCTACACAGTTGCTAAAAAAGGTGCTCTGGGAGTAACCGCTGACGGAATATTTGACCTTGATACAGATTCAAATGGTCGATGGTCAGTAGAGAAGTTCAAAGGACTTCTTTTCCAAATTGAGCGTGATTGTAACGCTATCGGAATCGAAACACGAAGAGGAAAAGGTAATATCCTCATGTGTTCAGCTGACGTAGCTTCCGCTCTGTCAATGGCCGGTGTTCTGGACTATGCTCCAAATATGTCAACAAATCTTAATGTTGACACAACTGGAAATACTTTTGCCGGAACAATCAATGGACGAATTAAGGTCTATGTTGACCCATATGAGTCTCTTGCAAGTGGTGCCGGAAACTGGTATGTAGCTGGGTATCGTGGTGCTTCTGCTTATGATGCAGGACTGTTCTACTGCCCATACGTTCCATTGCAAATGGTTCGTGCGATTGGAGAAAATGACTTCCAGCCAAAAATTGCGTTTAAAACACGTTATGGAATGGCCGAGAATCCATTTGCTCGTTCATCAATCCCAACAAACATTGATGTTAATGCTCTTGCTCCTTCTGCGAATGTTTACTATCGCAGAGCTCGAGTGAACAATATCATGTAATCACTCTTGAGAGGGGATTTATTCCCCTCTCAAATCCCACATAAATACTTGTAAAGGTAAATTATGGCCGATACAAGTCAACCCACAGTTTTAGATTACGCTTCACAAACTACTTGGAGAATTCGTTTCAATCGAATTACTAAGGTCGAATGGTTTTGTACAAATGTTAATCTTCCAGGCATAAATCTTGGAGAAGCTTTGTTTCCTACTCCACTTTCAGATACCTATGTTGCAGGAGACAAATTGACATTTGAGACTCTTAATATAACTTTTCTGGTGGATGAGGAACTACAAAACTATAGAGAACTATGGGATTGGATTGTTGGAGTTGGATTTCCAAAACAACATTCACAGTTTTCTTCTGTTCTTTCAAGTGGTTCAAATCCTGGCGGAACATTGACTGCATCGAATAGAGTAGGAAATACAGTAACCACTCCAAGTGATAGACCAGTATACGATGAAGCTACATTGATAATTTACAATTCAAAAAACATACCGAAAGTTGAAGTAGCATTCAAAGACATTTTTCCAACAAGTCTTTCTGGACTTGCATATGCTCAAGATGCTACAGATGTTGAATATTTTAAAGCGGACGCTACTTTTAGATTCATGTATTATGAGTTTAAAAATGCCACATAAATAATTTCGAGCAGTCCAGAGTATTATTTTAATAGTCCACTCAAATTATGTGCGACAACATACTTAGGGTGACGGACTGCTCCCTTTGATGAATAGATTATGATATCACTAACTGAATTACAACAAAAAGTAAAAAAAGATTTGAAGATTAACGATCTTCAATTAGATGTGGAGTCCCTGAGAATCCCATCATTACATTCCAAATATTTACAACTCCTTACAGAACATTCTCTTGCATATAAAAAAGCCAGAAATGAACTGTCAATCATCCGTAGAAACAAATGGATATACTACTCTGGAAAGGCTTCAGAGGATGTCTATAAAGAGAAGGGTGATTTTCCTATAAAACTGAAAACCAAAGACGAGGAAAAAACCTTCATTGAGGCTGATGAAGAGTTTATTGAAAAGAAAAAAGAGGTGGATTATCACGAATCTATTGTAGATTATCTTCAGGAAATTGTGAAACAGATTGGTAACAGAGGTTTTCAAATAAAAAATGCAATTGATTGGAGAAAATTTGAATCGGGAATGTAATGTTAGGATACGATTATCTGTCTATTCCACTAGATAATAATTTACTCTATACTTGGGCAAAAGAATCTTATAAAGAATTTCAACAAGGAACTGCATCTGGAAAAATATCAGAGAAAAGAAACAGTAAAATATCTTTTCTAACTCCAAATGAAAAAATAAGAAAAGAACTGTTCAGACTAGCTAATAATGCAAATGAACTTGGTGGATGGGAACTAAAAATAACAAATGTAGAAAATCTTCAATATACAGTTTATGAAAAAGGAGATTACTATAATTGGCACACAGACGTAGGTAAAAAAAGAAATCCTCTAGGAATAAGAAAATTATCGTTTACAATGATATTGAATGATAATTATGAGGGTGGTACGTTACAGATGGAACATGGAGCTCCAAATAGTGATGATAGAGTATACAATATTTCTCCAAAGTTAGGAGAAATTATTTGGTTTCCCTCTTACAAATGGCATAGAGTGACATTAGTTACAAGTGGAGTAAGACATTCTTTAGTATGTTGGTTTATTGGAGACTATGGTTGATATAACTGTTCACAAGAAGAATGATGTATTTCTTCAAGTTGAATGTGAAAGAAGTATCGCAAGAGAACTCAATGACTTTTTTAGTTATTGGGTTCCTGAAGCAAAATATATGCCTGCGTACAAAAATCGTATGTGGGATGGAAAGATTAGACTCTTTGATTCTAGAGTCAATCAAATTTATGTAGGTCTTTTAGATTATCTAAGAGACTTTGCAAAGAAAAGAAATTACTCAATACAAGGTGGAGAATGGTCAACCCTGGCTACTCACAAAGAAGATGTTGAATCTTTTATCTCAAATCTCAAAATACCTCTACAACCTAGAGACTATCAAGTTGATGCCGTACACCATGCAATACGAAATGGCCGTAGCATCCTTGTTAGTCCTACTGCATCTGGTAAATCATTAATTATCTACATTCTCATTCGTTATTTTGAGAAAGTATTTTACGATCCAAAATTAACAAACATACTACTTCTAGTTCCTACCACATCTTTAGTCGAACAGATGTACAAAGATTTTAAAGATTATGGATGGAACTCTGAATATTATTGCCATCGTATATATGGAGGTAGAGAAAAAGAATCTCCAAAACTCGTATATATCTCTACTTGGCAATCATTGTACCAAATGCCTAAAAATTACTTTGATAGATTTGGTGCAATTATAGGTGATGAAGCTCATACCTTCAAGGCAGATTCACTTAAAAAGATTATGCATAAAACTACTAATTGTGAATATAAGTTTGGTTTTACTGGTACTTTGGATGGATATCAGTGCCACAGACTAGTTCTTGAAGGTCTGTTTGGACCAGTAAAACAGGTTACTACAACCAAACAACTTATTGATAATAAACAACTTTCTGATATAAAAGTACATGGAATTGTCTTGACTTATGAGAAAAAAGAGTGTATAATACGTAAATATCATGATGAAATCAGTTATATAACTGAATATCCTAAAAGGAATAATTTGATTCGGAATCTAGCGGTGGACCAAAAAGGCAATACTTTGATACTTTTCTCTCTCATCAAACATGGAGAGCAGTTGTTCAAAATGATAAAGGAGAAGACCAATGATGTACATCTTGTCTATGGTAATACCGATACTGAAACCAGAGAAAATATTAGAGCCATTGCAGAAAGAAACACAGGTCACATTATCGTGGCAAGTTTCGGTGTATTCAGTACTGGCATCAACATTAGGAACTTGCATAACATTATTTTCGCTAGTCCTTATAAGTCTCGTATTAGAAATCTTCAATCAATAGGTAGGGGGTTACGTTTACATGATAGTAAAGTTGCAGCTAATCTATATGATATTGCTGATAACTTTGAAGGTAAGAATCATACGTTTCGTCACTTTAAGGAACGTATTAAGTTGTATAATGAAGAAGGATTTGATTACAAGTTACATAGGGTACAAATCTAACTTGAATCCAGACATACTTATTATACACAAAAAAACTCAACAGTCAAGTCAAAAATATTGTCTTGACATTTTCAAAAATAAAGGTTACAATGGCGACTAAAGAACATTATGTAGATAATAAAGAGTTCCTTGCAGCGATGATTCAGTGGAAGGATTCCATTAGTGAAGCTGAGTCAGAAGGAGAAGACCCACCACCCGTGACGGAGTATATTGGAGAGTGTTTCTATAAAATAGCTACACACCTATCATATAGACCTAATTTTATCAACTATACCTATCGTGAAGAAATGATAGGTGATGGTATAGAAAACTGTATTCAATATGCTAAAAATTTTGACCCAGAAAAATCAAAGAATCCATTTGCATATTTTACACAAATAATTTATTACGCATTTTTAAGAAGAATATCAAAAGAAAAGAAACAACAATCAATCAAACAAAAGATGATTGATAACGACACACTCAAAACCCATGAAACAATGGATTTTGATGATGAGGTGTACGATAATACGTACATAGACTTTCTCAGGGACAATTTACCTCAAGAAGAGGTTCCCAAAAGAAAGAAAAAAAATAAACGTGGTATAGAACATTTCATTGAGGAATAGTATGACTAAATTTGAAGAATATGTTGATAAGGTTGAAACCTTAATAAATGAGTACACTAAGGGACTCGCTCCAGATGAACTTAGAGCTATAAACAGGTCTATCGAAAACTCTAGTGCTGGGTCTGGGAAGATTTGGTTGGAAGATTTCGTGGACAAACAAATAAACAAAAAATGAAAAAACTTGTAATAGTTACTGATACCCATTTTGGAGCTCGAAATGATAGTCAGGTTTTTAGTGATTATTTTTTTGAGTTCTATCAGAATCAATTCTTTCCGTATATCATAGAAAACTCTGAAGACATATGTGGTGTTATGCATCTTGGAGATTGTCTAGATCGTAGAAAGTTTATTAACTACAAAACAGCTATGGACTTTCGTGAGAAGTTTATAGGTGGTCTTATGAGTACATGGCTACCATGTCACTTTATAGTGGGTAATCATGACATATATTACAAGAACACACTTTCGGTAAACTGTTATAATGAATTACCTATACCTAGAAGTGAGGCTTGTTGGTACGTGTATGACAAACCACAAGTAATCAATATTGAGAAACAGGATATTGCAATCATTCCTTGGATAACTTCCGAGAACTATGCAGATACCACTAAGGTTCTCAAGTCTGGAGCTCAGATAGGTATGGGTCATTTGGAAATCAAAGGATTTGAGATGCACCAAGGAGTGGTGTCTGATCATGGATTTGAAAAAGAACTATTCAAAAACTTTGAAATAGTTTTGAGTGGTCATTATCACAAGAGGTCTAACGATGGTCAAATTTATTATCTTGGATGTCCATATGAAATGACATGGGCAGATTGTGGTGACCCAAAAGGATTTCATACCTTTGATTTAGAAACTAGGGAATTGGAGTTCATACCAAACCAGTATACCATGTTTGAGAAGATTTATTACGATGACTCAAAGATGGATTATGTCAACTCTGACATATCTAAATACGACAAAAAATTTGTCAAAATATTTGTGGAAAATCGCCAAGATTATTTTTCATTTGACAAATATCTAGATAGACTGTATAAAGAAATCTCAGTACATGACTTAAAAATAGTAGAAGATTTTTCAGACCTGAGCGCCGATTTTGTTCATGATGATGTTGTGGAAGGCGCTCAGGATACTCTGTCTCTACTGGATAAGTACGTGGATGAGATTGAAACTATACTAGACAAAGAAAGAATCAAATCAAAACTTAAATCACTTTACGTTGAAGCTGGCGATTTAGAAATATGATACACTTTAAAAAGGTTCGTTGGAAGAATTTTATTTCAACAGGAAACCAATTTACAGAGGTCATTCTAGATAGGTCTAAAACAACATTGATTATAGGAGAGAATGGAGCTGGTAAATCCACTGTCCTTGATGCATTGTGTTTTGTTCTGTTTGGAAAACCTTATAGACCCATCAAGAAAAATCAATTAGTAAATTCTATCAATTCTTCTGGAACTGAAGTTGAAGTAGAGTTTCAGATTGGAACGAATGAATTTTTGGTTCGTAGAGGTGTCAAACCAAATCTCTTTGAGATTATTAGGAATGGTGAACCTATGGACCAAGAAGCTCATTCCAGAGATTTCCAGAAAATTCTGGAAGAACAAATACTCAAGTTGAATTATAAGACATTTACTCAAGTGGTAATCTTGGGTTCTAGTTGTTTTATTCCGTTCATGCAGTTATCTACAACTCATCGTAGGGAAGTGGTCGAAGATATTCTTGATATCAAAGTTTTCTCCTTGATGAATGGATTACTTAAACTGAAGTATAAAGAAATACAATCAGAGGTAGATTCTCTTAAAATTACAGAGGGATTGTATAAGACAGAAAGAGACTTAGAAGAACATCATCTAGATAAAATAGAAAAAGGTGCAGAGATTAAACTCAAGAAACTAGAAGAAGATAGAATAAAATACTCTGATGACTTAAATCAGAGACAAATGAAGAATATAGAGCTCTCTAAAGAAATTCAAGAACTAACTAGTGCTACCAAAGATCATTCAAAACTTAACACACTCAAAACACAAATAGGAACCAAAAAAGCTGAGGTAGATAAACAAAGAGATTTCTTTACGAAGAACGATGACTGTCCAGTATGCGAACAACCTATCAAGAAATCATTTAAGAAACTTAGAAATTCAGAACTTTTAGACCAATCTAAAAAGTATGAAGATGCAATGGTAGAGATGGATAGTGAAATAGTTAGACTGAATGATATTCTTAAAGATATGCAAAAGAAGTCTAGTATTATGCAACATAATATTGCAGAGGTTAATGCATTATCTAAATTGATACAAAAATGCATTGATGAAATGGAAGAACTAGAAGAGGCAAAAGAAGAACAAGATAGTATGAAAAAACGAATTGAAGAAATGAATACAAATCTTCAAGAGGTTGATTTCAGACTCAAGGAACTAAAAGAAGAAAATTTTTATCTTGACATTTGCAAAAATTTACTGCATGATACAGGTATAAAGTCGAAGATTATCAAACAATATCTTCCTGTGATGAATCAGACCATTCAGAAATATCTGACTGTTCTGGACTTCTATGTAAACTTTCATCTCAATGACCAGTTTGAAGAAACGATAAAGTCTAGGTATAGAGATGATTTTTCTTATTCATCATTTTCTGAGGGTGAGAAAATGCGTATCGATTTGGCATTGATGTTTACATGGAGAGAGGTTGCAAGGTTGAAGAATTCAACGAATACCAATCTACTTATCATGGATGAAGTATTTGATTCCAGTTTAGATGCAGCTGGTACTGATGACTTTCTGAAGATTCTCAATGAACTTGAGAGTCAAAACATCTTTGTGATTTCTCACAAAGGCGATGTTCTGTTTGACAAGTTTCATAGCATCTTGAAGTTTGAAAAACAGAATAACTTTAGCAAAATAGTAGAACCATGATTTATCAATTACTAGAGTCACAACATCCATTGGTGCATATGAAAATGTCTGGTGAGTCAGAACCAGAGGATAAAGTAGAATTCTCTAAAGACATGGCTGAAACCATGAGACATTGGGGTGGTATTGGTCTTTCTGCAAATCAAGTGGGATTTCCATATCGTATGTTCGTAATGGGTGATAACGACAATTACATAAATTGTTGGAATCCAAGAATCTTAGTCGAGTCTGATAATAAGGTTGCAA